TGAACAGAATCATCAAAAGCTGGTTGAGCACTGGCACACTGCCCCTGCGGGCATCTTCTCCGCATCCGTTGGACGACGGGATGTTGCCCCGGTGACCTTCGTTGGTATTCAAACGGTGGTTGGTCATGCCCAGCGCTTTGGCCACATTGACCTTATGCTCATCGACGAATGTCATCTGGTTGGGGCAGTGCAGAACACGCAGTATTTGAAGTTCATTACAGCCCTCAAACTGGTCAATCCACACCTCAAAGTCATCGGATTCACAGCTACCCCCTACAGGCTGGGGATGGGGATGCTTACCGAAGGTGGTGTATTCACTCACATCTGCTATGATTTGACGGAGCGCCTAACCTTCAATCGCCTGATAGCTCAAGGCTACCTCAGCCCTCTTATCTCCCGCAAAACAGAGGTTGAGCTTGACGTCACCGATGTTGCCAAGCAAGGCGGTGAGTTTGTTCAGAAGGAGCTCCAGGATGCAGTTGACCGCGCCCCAGTTACCGCCGCTGCGTTGAAAGAGGCAATAGCGTCAGCAGGGGATCGTAAGCATTGGTTGATCTTTGCTGCCGGGCTCGCTCATGCTGGGCACATTTCTGAAATGCTCAACCTCATGGGAGTGCCCTGCGCAGTGGTGTCAGGCGATCTGCCCAAAGAGGAGCGGGAGCGAATTCTTCGAGAGTTCAGACGCGGGGTGTACAAAGCAGTGGTTAACAACAACGTGCTGACCACAGGCTTTGACTTCCCGGGCATAGATTTCATTGTGATGCTCCGCCCAACATCATCACCCGGACTGTGGGTGCAGATGCTCGGCCGGGGCACCCGGATTGCACCAGGCAAAACCAATTGCTTGGTGCTCGACTTTGCGGGCAACACGCGCAGATTGGGGCCAATCAACGACCCTATCATTCCGAAGCGAAAAGGCACGTCCAAGGGAGGTGGAACTGCCCCTGTCCGGATTTGTCCAGTCTGCAACACCTACAATCATGCGTCGGTCCGGGTCTGCGAGAGCTGCGGAGAAGAATTCCCAACAGTCATCAAAATCGATGCAACCTCATCCGCCCGCCCAGTCATTGCGGATGACTTGCCTATCATCGCAGATTTCAAAGTGACGTCAGTCAGCTACAGCCGTCACCTGAAGCCGGGCAAACCACCTTCACTCAAAGTAACGTACATCTGCGGACTGCGCAGGTTTGAGGAGTGGGTTTGTCTTGAGCATCCGGGGTATGCCTCTCACAAAGCTAACCTATGGTGGCAAGAGATGGGCAATTCCCCCACCCCACTATCAATTGACGAGGCAATAATTCGCTCGTCTGAGTTGAAAACCCCAGCCGCTTTACGCATCTGGATTAACACACGCCACCCGGAGATCATGAGTCATGTCTTCTAATCCGCCTACTCAATTTGAACAGCATGAGCTTCTTCACAAGGAGCTGCTTTCAAATTTCATTGTGCACAGCTGTATCAATTGCGACGATTTTAATGAAGCGAATGAAACTTGCTCACAGGTCAACCAACGCCCGCCTGCGAAGATAGTTGTTTTTGGATGTCCAAAGTGGACGCCAAGCATCCCGTTCTAGCCCATAGCTGGTATAATAGGACGAGGAGGTTATTATGGCAAAAGACATTCGAAATAACACTGTTAAACCAAAGCCGGGAACAACCAACCGTCGGATTTGGGACATCAGTGATTTGTATTATGCGCTAGGTGAGAAGAAACTTCGTCGGGAGGTTCTCGCCCAATGCATGAAGGAGAAAATTAGCTTGAAAACAGCTAGTACAGAGCATTCTATGTGGCGCCGTTACATGGGACTTATTCGTAACTTAACCAAAAGAGGAAATCATGACGTCAAAAGCATTGGTAGTATTTAGTGGAGGCCAGGATTCAACAACCTGCCTGTACTGGGCGAAAAAGAAGTTTGACGAGGTTCATGCCATTACGTTCAACTATGGCCAGCGTCACAGTCTTGAGATTGCGGCAGCGCAGACCATTGTTAAGCTGGCAAAAATCGCATCACATGAGATCGTGGATGTCCCTAATTGCATGGTATCGGCTTCTCCTTTGATGAACCCGGAAAGCAAGCTGGAGACATACAAGGACGCGGCTACCATGGAAAAGACAATCGGAACTCGTCGGGAGCTCACCTTTGTGCCTATGCGAAACGCGCTCTTTCTGACAATTGCTGCCAACCGGGCGGAGGCCAAGGGCATCCCCAACCTGGTCACCGGGGTTTGCCAGATGGACAATGCCAACTACGACGATTGCAGAGCTGTTTTCATTGACGCCACTACCCGATACATCAATACCGCGCTTGGGCATGATCACAGGGGCACCCCAGCCATTGTTATCCACACTCCGCTGATGTATTTGAGTAAGGCCAAAACGGTCAAGCTGTCATATGAATTACCCGGGTGCTGGGAGGCGCTTGCCTACTCCCACACATCTTACGATGGGAAATTCCCCCCAACTGACATGAACCATGCCAATGTGCTTCGGGCACAAGGGTTTCAGGAAGCAGGCATGCCTGACCCTCTCGTCTTGCGAGCAGTTGCAGAGGGGCTCATGCCTTTGCCGAAAACGAAGAACTATTCGCAGAAAAATATCTTGAAGGTGGCCGCAAATGTTCGGGCTTAACCCTATCGTTTCACAGCACTTGGATGCGAACGGCAGCCTCAAAATTGTCGACCTCTTCTACACCATCCAAGGTGAGGGGCCGTATGGAGGCATGCCCGCCGTATTCCTTCGGCTGGCGGATTGCAATCTCAGGTGCAAGATGTGTGACACCGACTTCACCAGCAATGCCCGCGTCTTGCCCTACGAGCAAATCTGCGCCCAAATTGCCAAGGCGGCAGGGCTACGGCGGACGCGGTTGGTGGTTATAACCGGCGGTGAGCCCCTTCTTCAGAATATCGTTCCGCTGTGTATGCAACTGCGAAGGTTCAATTTCCGCGTCCAAATTGAGACAGCGGGCACTATATGGGTGCCCGGTCTTGAGGGGTGTGATATCGCCCTTGTCTGCTCGCCAAAAACAGGCAAAGTGCACAAGGAAATCCAGCGTCGATGCAAGCACTACAAGTACGTGGTGGGGGACGGGGATGAGGTTCGAGACGGGAAAATTGTTGCCAGTTACCAAGTGGCAACCAAGCCGCAAGTGCTCGCCTGGCCCGAGGGAGAGGCAACCATCTGGATTCAACCCCGAGATGATCAATCCCTTGATCGAAACGCCGCCAACACCGAGTTTGCAAGAGATCTGTGCCTGAAATATGGCTACAGAATGTGTGTTCAACTTCATAAACTGATAGGAGTAGCGTGATGAGAAAGAGCGAGCTAATCAAGTTGCCCGGCTACATGATGCATTGTGTGGATGGCCCCTATGCCGGCAAGGTCATCCGGCTCACCGGAACGTCCACCTTTGTTTTCACAGTTAAGGGCCAAACGGGGTATTACGATAGAGGGCGCTGGAATGCCGTACCGCAGCACTAAAACCTACACCTCAGAGCGGGGATATTCGGTAGCTTATCGCCAGTGGCGAGCCGAAAGCCACTGTAGGCTAATTCATGGGTATGCTCTTGGTTTTCACTTTGAATTTGAATCCGATGACCTAGACGCTCGCAACTGGGTAGTAGACTTTGGCAGTCTTAAGACGCTGAAAGAGCGCCTAGACGATTGGTTTGATCATACCTTCTTGGTTGCGCAGGACGATCCTGAATTTGCCACTTTCAACGATCTTCATCTCAGAGGTCTCATCAAAATGGTAGTGGTTGAAAAAACTGGATGTGAGGGGCTAGCAAAATGGCTGTACAGTTACATTGACGAAATTTGGATGCCTGAAAACGGGTACGCCGACAGGTGCCGAATTGTCAAGGTTGAGGTTCGTGAAACGCCGAGCAACTCGGCAGCTTATGTAAGGGATGGTTATGTCTGAGAAAATTATTCGCGATCTGCTTCACTACATTGGGGAAGACCCCAACCGTGAAGGCCTCCAGGACACTCCAAAACGAGTGCTCAAAGCATGGGAGTTTTGGACACAGGGCTACAGAATGGACGCCGGCGCCATCTTGAAGGTGTTCGAGGATGGTGCTGATGGGTGTGACCAGATGGTGGTTCGAAAGAACATTCCGCTCTATTCAAAGTGCGAACATCATTTGGCTGACATCATCGGCACAGCCACTGTAGCCTACATCCCGCGCGGGAAAATTGTCGGCTTGTCCAAACTCGACCGCCTAGTGGTGATGTATGCCCGCAGGCTGCAAGTGCAAGAGCGGATGACAAATCAAATTGCAGACGCTATCCAAACCCATCTCAATCCAATCGGGGTGGGAGTATGGATAAGCGCCCGCCACATGTGCGTTGAGTCTCGTGGGGTCCAGCATTCAGACAGCACTACAATCACCACCGCCCTTCGTGGGGCCATGCTCACCGAGCATGAAACCCGGGCGGAATTTCTGGCACTTTGCCGCTAACCAAAGAAAAGTCATGGAACTTCACAAAAACCTGCAAGCTCTCGGCAATTCGGCCGTCAACAAACCCCTCTATGAGAAACATGGGGTAGACAAAACTCTTCTGGAGCGATTTCCTAACCCATTCGTGGTTAGTAATCCGTCCGGGTGCACAGGCACCGTTACTATCACAGCCCCGGAGTTCACATCGCTCTGTCCATTGACTGGCCAGCCCGATTTTGCAACCATTGTGGTTGAGTATCAGCCTGATCAATTCTGCGTCGAATCCAAAGCATTAAAACTCTACCTCGGGTCGTTTCGCCACCAAGGGGAATTCCATGAAAGCTGCATTGCCCGGATGTGCAACGACTTGGTCGAGCTCCTTGACCCCAACTGGATCAAAGTGACTGGTCAATTCACCCCACGCGGGGGCATCGCTTTCTGGCCGGTAGCGAAGTGGCAGAAGGGATAATCAATGAACCTCCTGCCCGACTACAACCTGAACTTCTTTTTGTCCGGGAGCATGGGCCGGGCAGACTGGCATGAGGAGAGGTTGATTGGCGAACTCCAGTGCAGGCTCTGCTCTTGCCATGGCAACTATATCCGGGACGCCAAGCGCTGGGCCGGGCTGGTGTCTCGGCCGGACAATCAAATTCGATACTTCATGCTAGATTCAGGGGCATTCACTGGGTGGAAATCCAACCATCCAGTGGTGCTAACTGACCTCATTCGGATTTACACCGAGGTGATGGCACTAGTTGATCACTCAAAGGTAAAGGTCTTTCTCATCAACCTTGACGTGATTCCCGGGAGCCCCGGTATTACCGCCAGTAAAGAGGATGTTGAGGCAGCCATCAAACAATCCGACATCAATTTCAACATCTTGGTGAAAGAGTTTGGAGACCGTGTCATTCCCGTCTACCACCAGAATGAGACAGAGGCCCGCCTTCTCGAAGTTTGCGATATGGCCAAGTACATTTGCGCCAGCCCTCGAAATGACCTGCCGGAGTGGACTCGGGTTAAGTGGTCGGAGGAGGTTCATCGAAAACTACCCTCTGGAATCACAACTCACGGGCTGGCAACAA